AAACAGCTAGACGTTCATTAAACCTTATGTTTGCTGATTGGGCAAACAGAGGCTTGAATATGTGGACAGTCACACAAGCTACTAAAGCTATTACTTCTGGTACGGCAACTTATTCTTTCGATGCTACTTATGTCGATCTCTTGGAAGTTGTTTTAAGAAATAGTAGTGGTACAGATTTTACATTAACTCAAATGAGTAGAAGTGAATATTTAACTATTCCTAACAAAGCTAGTAGTGGGCAACCAAGTCAATACTTTTTTGATAGGCAAACTATTCCTACAATAACTTTATGGTCTACTCCAGATGCTTCTTACACATTAGTTTATTATTATGTAAGCCGTATTCAAGATGCAGATGCTTTAATCAATACAAACGATGCTCCATTTAGATTTTTACCATGTGCTGTCGCAGGTCTTGCTTATTATCTAGCAATGAAAAGAGCACCAGAAAGAGTTCAACTGTTAAAATCTGTTTATGAAGAAGAATTTCAAAGAGCAGCAGCCGAGGATGCTAATAGTACTCCTTTAAAATTAACACCTAGCATGTCCTACTATAGTTACTAATATGGCAAGATACGCAACAGGAAAAAAAGCATGGGGTTTTTCAGATCGTTCTGGCTTTCGTTATCGTCTGCGAGAAATGAAAACCGAATGGAATGGTTTGAAGGTTGGTCCTGATGAATATGAAGCTAAACATCCACAGTTAGAGCCTAATCATCCAGGCCCAGATCCGACAGCCTTGTATCAACCACGACCACATCAAGATATAGAAACAACTATTTTTGCAGTTTACACAAGCACTGGTGACGGAATCATAGGAAAAAAGTTGACAAGTTATGAGGCTACGGCTAATGTTGGAACAGTTACAGTGAGTACATCATGAGTTTTACAAACACCACACTTACACAATCAATACAAGATTGGACTGAAAATGATGAGTCTACTTTTGTTGCAGAGATTCCTTTTTTTATAAAAAATGCAGAAGAAAGAATTTTCAAATCAATTGATCTTGACTACTTTAGAAAAAATGTAAGTGGTACTATGACTTCTAGTAATAAATTTCTAGAAAAGCCATCGGACTATTTAGCATCTTTTTCTTTATCTTATGTTGACTCAAGCAGTAATAATGTTTTTCTTTTGCAGAAAGATGTGAATTTTATACAAGAATATAACCCTAATCCATCAACCACTGGCTCTCCCAAGTATTATGCATCGTATGATGTGGACAGCTTTATAGTGGCTCCTACTCCAGATTCTAGCTATGCAGTGGAATTACATTACTTTTATAGACCTGCTTCATTGACAACTGTTGATTCTGGTACAACTTGGATAAGCACCAATGCTTCAGATGCCTTACTTTATGCTTGTTTAGTTGAAGCTTATACTTTTATGAAGGGCGAGCAAGATATACTACAACTATATACGTCAAGATTTACTGAAGCCTTAACTAGATTAAAAGTTTATGGCGAAGGTCAAGAAAACGCTGATGCTTATAGAGATGGATTACCTAGAGTCAGAAGGCAGTAAAGGTACCAAAGTGAAAGATAAAAGTGTAGCAATTGTTGGGCTAGGTAATAGCTTTTCAGAATACGTTTTAGCAAAAATTAGAAGTGAACATTTTGATGAAGTCTGGGCAATAAATGCTATGTCTGGTGTTATTTATCATGATAAAGTATTTATGATGGATCCACCTTCTCGTTTCTTGGATCAAAAGTTTGCAGGTAAGCAAACAAACATTATGAAACAAAGACTAGAAGCTAAATTAAATATACCTATATTTTCGTGTATCTTAGATGAGAGATGTCCAGATGTTGTTGAATATCCATTGCAAGAAGTTCTTGAAAAAACTAAGTATGCATACTTAAATAATACTGTTGCCTACAGTATTGCTTATGCCATAGCACAAGAAGTAGCAGATATTCATTTATATGGTATTGATTTTACTCATAAGAATGTAGCTTTCGCTGAAGCAGGAAGAGCTTGTTGTGAGTTTTGGTTAGCCATAGCTACTGCCAAAGGGATAAAAATTCACATAGCTCATAATTCTTCTTTGCTAGACACTAATATTCCAGATGATCAAAAGCTTTATGGTTATCATAGACTAGATGATCCCATTGTTTCAACAGTCACACAAGGTAGTATGTTGATTACAAGAAAATCTAAACTAGAGCCACCAAACCCAATAGAAGAAACACCTAACATAGTTGGCAGAAAAGATATACCGGGAGTAACTTATGAGGAGTAAAAATGTTTGAATTAGGTATAAGCACTGTAGGAAGTGTTAATGTTATGACTTCAGATAAAGGGGGCTTAACAAATGAGCAAATTGCTGATCTAGCCGTTGATAAAATAGTTAGTATTTCTGATCAAGCTCCAGCACATATTAGACAACAAGCAAATCAATTCAGAGAACATTTAAAGAATGTTCTGTATCATTATCTGCTCTTGGCAAGAAAAGAAGAGCGTGGTAGTATAATTCAAGTTCTAGAATCAAGTGGTCATAAAGAAATGGCTGAATATATAAGGAGATTATAAGATGGCAATAGCCCAAGCAATGTGCAATTCTTTTAAAAAAGAATTAATGGAAGGTGTGCATAATTTTAAAAACTCAGGAGGTAATACTTTTAAATTAGCACTTTACGCAGAAGGTAGTGGTGGTAAATCAAGTACAACTGCTACTTTAGGTTTTGGTACAACTGCTTATACCACAACTGGAGAGATTGCTAACAGTGGCAGTTATACTGCTGGAGGTGGAGATCTAACAAGAGTTGATCCATCTGTTGCTACCGCTACTACTACGCAAACAGCTTTCACAGACTTTGCTGATATAAGTTTTACAACTGCAACAATTACAGCTATGGGTGCATTAATATATAATGACTCAAGTAGTGGTAATAGTGCAGTATGTGTTTTAGATTTTACATCTAATAAAACATCTACATCAGGTACTTTTACAGTTCAGTTTCCAACAGCAGATGCAACTAATGCGATTATAAGGATAGCCTAAATGTCAAATTCTACCTTACAGGGTTGGGGTAGAGGCACATGGGGTCAAGGTCCTTGGAATGAGGAAATAAATGTTGTTGCTACTGGAGTAGTAGGAACAACTGGTTTAGGCACTCCAAGTGGGATACCAGGTGTAAATGTAGCTACAACAGGTATTTCTGCAACAACCTCCATAAGCCAAACTGGTGCTGGTACAGTTACCTATGCTGTTACTGTTGTTTCTGGCAATCCTTCAAATCATCCATATTACAATCAGGGATCTACTAACAAGTATGCCATTGATGGATCAACGGCATCAGGAGATGTTGTCTTAACCTTATATGAAGGCAACACATATAAGTTTGATCAAAGCGACAGTAGTAATGATGGACATCCACTTAGATTTTATTTAGATGCAGCTAAAGGTACGGCTTATACTACGGGAGTAACTACTAATGGAACTCCAGGTCAGGCGGGTGCTTATACTCAAATAACAGTAGCTGACGGTGCACCAACATTATTCTATCAATGTAGTAGTCACTCCTTAATGGGTGCAACGGCTAATACTCCTGCAATACCTAATATTTCAACAACAACGGGAGCACCAGTAACTAATGTTATTGGCACAACAGCGTTAGGTTCAGAATCTGTTTTTACAGAAGTAACAGTGGGTGTTACATTAGCAGCAGCACAAACAACACTAGATAGTGTTGTCACAATACCACAATGTGTGGTATTCTTAACTGGAATTAGTGCTACTGGTGGCACTGGAGAAGAATTAGTATATAGTTTAATAGTTCCAGATCAAATAGCTAACTGGCGAGAGGTGGCATAATGGCAAGTACATTTGTAAATAATTTAAGACTCGAAGAGATGACCACTGGTGAACAGTCGGGAACTTGGGGTACAAAAACAAACACTAATTTAGAATTAGTAGGTGAAGCGTTAGGTTTTGGTACAGAAGCTATCACAACAAATGCAAATACTCATGCAACAACAGTAGCGGATGCAACTTCGGATGCAGGTAGAGCAATATATATAATATATACTGGAACATTAGATTCAGCTTGTACTATTACCATTGGTCCAGACACCTTGAAACGAGTTCATATAATTAAAAATGGAACAAGTGGATCACAAAACATACTTATAAAGCAAGGATCCGGTGGTGGTGCAGCCGTTACCATTCTTCCAGGAGAAACTAAAGTTGTTTCATTAGATGGTGGTGGCAGTAGTGCAATAGTAACAGATGTTTTTAGTAGCTTGAATTTAGCAGGTACAACCAAAGTAGATGATCTTACAGTATCAGATGATCTTATAGTTGGTGACGATTTAACTTTGAGTTCAGACAGTGCAGTTGTAACATTTGGAGCAGATAGTGATACTACATTAACACATACAGATGGTACTGGACTTACACTTAACGGCACAAACAAACTCACCTTTGGTGATGCAGCAAGTTTTGTACATCAAAGTTCTGATGGTGTTTTAACAGTAGATGGTGAGGCAACCATTGATTTAAATGCAAGTACAGCCGTTCTTGTAAGTAATGATTTAAAATTAAACAGTGATTCAGCAGTAGTAGGCTTTGGAACAGATAACGACACTACACTGACTCATACTGATGGAACTGGTTTAACATTAAATAGTACAAATAAATTAACATTTGGTGATGCAGCAAGTTTTGTTCATCAGTCAAGTGATGGAGTTTTGACAGTGGCTGGTGAAGCAACCATAGCTTTAGCTGCATCAACTGCCGTTACTGTGAGCAATGATATAACAGTAGCTGGA